ATAGAATACTACGGTAACGGTTGCCCCGTTAGTCAATGCGCCCTGCGCGGTATCCGCATCATCCCATAGAACATCCATTGAACCTGTCCACGAAGTTGCTCCGGCCTCAAAAGTTAAAGCGGGTGCGGGCGCGTTAATAGTCGCCTCATTCGTGCCATAAGTTTCAGAAGTCTCATCGAATCCCCAGCCTTTCAGCTCTCCGACTATATCGGTTCCGATTTTAACTAATCCTGCTCTTCCTGTAGTCTGGCTCATAATTTATTCCTCGCCCTTAGGCTTACTTTTCGGTTTTGCCTTTCTAGGCGGTTCAGTTTTCCAGCCTTTAGCGATCATCTGATCGATCTTGGTTGGATGCGGGATAATTGGTAAGCCTCCACATGGAGGATATAACTTTACCTGCTTCATGGAATTATCACCTCTGGATTAAGCTCATTAACTCTGTATTGCATTTCAAACGTGTGGGATAGGACTAAAATCGCCTTGTCTCCCTCACCTGATAGCTCTGATTCAATTCCTCGATATTCAATCCACTTGACCAAGGCCAATGTAGCCGAATCCCCGAGGATCGTCTTTTCAATCGTTATTGCCTGGGCATCGGCGGCATCGTCAACATTGCTTGCAGCCGCAACCATCAGATCGACCATTATGGTCAGCGTCCGCAGTTGGTCGCCTGTTCCAATAGTATCAATCTCTGCATCCTCGCTCCCTGTGGTCACATTAACCGAAGGGGTTGACGGTACAGAGTAAGCCCGACTCGAATAGGCGGTCATGGAAGCTCCGACAAGTGCCGCCACAATCGCATCTCTAATCTGTTGTCTTGCGTGAGCCATTTAAGCTGTTCTCAAGATTGCAGAAGTTAAGCCTTGGCCGTCAGGCTCGATGACTTCAATCACATAATTGATCGAATTCACCACAACCGCATCACCCTGCGCCGCGTCTGATTTAGCCGCCGCCTCAAACTGGATAACTGGTCGCCTTGAATCAACGCCATTAACTTCTACATACTCATGATCAAAAATAGCCGTTACCGAGGTGCTATCAATAGTTATAGTGATGCCGAAATCATCGACATCAAAAAACTCATTAAAATCCTCGCTAAATGCCATCCCAATAACCTCTTAAATATTTTGACACCGGCTTAACCTGCTCGTAATCTTTAAACAGATTGCGCCACGATTCACCGCATATCCGCTGATCCAATGGTCTAATCAATTTACGCAAGCGATCATTAGTTACCCATTCGCCCCACGTTGTATCTTCATTCAAATATGGCTTTGATCCTGTATAACAATCAATGCCGCACAAATAGACATTATCCGCGCCCATCCTAATTCCGAAATCGACCGCCTTATACGCGCTTTTAAAACCACCAACCGTTAGAAACTGCTTACCTTGATCATGGGTGATATAATCACACCCCTCAAATGGCCCAACAGTCTTGGCGCTCTCATACTCGGTCAAACCGTAAGCATCAACATCAAGAGCTACCATATAATCAGGCTCTAATAGCCCGTTACAATGATGGTTTACCGCAATTGTCACCACATCAGACGGCAATTGCGCTAAATCATCAAGCGAAGATGCCCCGCCGCCTATTACAGCAACGGAGCGACCCTCTAAAGTACCGAACAATTCCGATACTAATCTACTCATTATGGGAGATAATTCTCGCCAGATTGAACAGCAGTCACGCCGATAGGAGTGCCGGTTGTGTGAGTACCGCTAAAGTTAAGAACAACGCGCACATACTGTTTGCTGCCTAGATAGCTGGCAGTGTATAGCGTGTCATCTTCATCTGTTGCAGCAACTACCGCAAAAGTACCGGTGTTTGTTCCGGTAACTGAATTGGTGATGTCTGCATCGGCGCAATCGGTATAACCAGAACCTGATGCGTCAGACTCTTCAAGCTCAAGCTCGATTTTGTTGGTTCCACTCAAGCTGTCGGCAGATGCGCCAACAGAGACTTGGAATGTAACGGCACGAAAACCGGCTTGGTTTGCAGCAGTAAGGTCTGCGTCTGCATTTGTCACGGCAGGCGGCAGGATTAGCGTCTGTGTACTTGTGTTTTCAAGATCCATGATCTTATTCCTCTAAAGTTAATTTGTTACGTTTAACAGCTTTCTTTTTGACTACCTTTGGTTTGACCGCTTTCGGCTCTGGCTTTAATACCAGAACCTTGACGGCTTTACCATTAGCGATGAGTTGCCGACCCAGACGATCTGCAACCTCGACTTCATCTCCTGCGGCGCATTTCTGCCCTTCGACAACAACGCCATTAGTGATTTTAATCTTCATCGCTTAAGCCTTAAGCAGTTACGCAGAATGACTCGGCATGACGAACAGCCGCGTCAACATCCTGGAATGCACGAATCACGGTGCCGCCTGATGCTGCCTTGGTTGATTTGTCCTCGATAATCTCAAGAACGCCCCAGTTGCCAATCACTACATCACTAAAGTTACCGAAAATGATTTCGTTAGCTGTTAGCTGTGAGGTGGTCGCTACTGGATAGCCGTTAACCATTCCGCCCTCATTCAGGAACAGACCGGAGCCGGTATCCTTGGAAGTAACTTTCATGGTTCCCGCTACGGTTGGAGTAGTCACATAAGCCATGTTGCCGGTAAGTGCATTATCAGCAGAAACGCTAGACTCAAAGCCTACGATTTCAGCCCATGTGGGTGATCCGCCACTCGATACTGATTGAGTGTTGACACCGGTAACGTTAGCGATGCCGAGAGGCTTCTTAACGCCGTCACCTTCAAGGATTGCATCGTCAAGTGCCAAAGCCATGTTGATGGCGATGTCATTGGTGATAAGCGAATCAATTGATGGGTCAGATTGAAGCATCATGCGGCGAGTGATTGGAACGGCTGCGCCCATAGTGCGGGGAGAAAGACGAACAGACCTGAAAGTAGCTTCACTATCGGTTTGATCTTCATCTTCGTCCAACCAGTAGACAGTAGAGCCGCCGGTTTGCTTAGGAATGTCAACATCACCAACCAGGCCGGTCAGCATATTAGCGCCAAGGCCAATAACTACTGAACGTGCGCGAAGCAGGTCGATAAACGATCCGCCCATGTGGTCAAGAGCAACCAGAGCGCCGCCAGCGGTCAGAGTTTGGGTGTTCTGGGCGCGAGCCTGAATCTCCCAAGGAACAAAGAAACCGCGAGTGTCTTTGCCGAGCTTTCCAGCTACCGCAATTGACGCTTCACGCTCAAGGCCAGCTTTCGACCAATCACCATTAGACATGGCTTGGATGGCGCGCATCAGGCTAAAGTTTTTAACGTCCTTAGCTTCCATGTCGATGATAGTCTTAGGCTCAACCTTCTCTTGACGGCTTGACACCTTCTCAAGAGCGATTTCGCGGAACTCTTCAACTGACTTGTCAGTTTGCAAGAACTCTGCTGCGTCTTGCTGTAGGCCATAACGTGCGCCGATAGCGTTAATGTCTGCGGTACGCTTCATCTCTGAGCTACGCGCATCCTTTCGTGCCTGTGCTTCGATGGCTTCGACATCTACAGGCGGGGTGTTGTTTTCTTTTGGCATTTTAATAACCTCTGGTTTGATTTCTTCTTTAGACTCTACTGATCGGCCTACGCCTACAGTGTTGTCCGCTGGTACTGATACGAAAGATACTTCAAGTGGCTCCCATTTGGTTGCCCTGAACTCTCCCTCGTCTACGTTTTCGACATATTCATGCACAACGTAACCGACTGAGATTTTTTGCCTAATCCCGTCAACCACATCATTGAAAATGTCTGTTGCTCTCTGAGATCTACCGAATCTCAGAACAGCCCGACCCCGCCGGTCTGCATCTATGTGGGCGCTTTCAATCACGCCGACTTGATCATCCATGTCATGCCCTACCAGTACCGGCCCACCTGTGGTGAGTCTGGTAAGGTCTACGGACATCGCATCATGATCTAAAATCTCTTTACCAAACCAACGATCAACAGGCTCTTCACTAGAGAACGCCACCGTAACTGTGCGCGTGTCGTTGTCTATGGTCTGGATGTTATCTGTGGCGAATACAACTTCACGGGTTTGATTCCCGTCTTGCTTCGCTAATATTTCCTTAACTGTCGGCATTTTGACTACCTTCGTTTGATTCTTCTGTTGAATTATCCACGTTTAGCCCTAAATCGTCAAGAGTTTGACTATCTCGTGCCATTTCCTCCCAAACTGAATCGGGATCTTGTCCTAATTCACGGATTATTGACGATTGAGATTTGACCTTGAGCGCTACGGCCTGCGTTGCTGCGTCTATGTCGCGCTTAGGATCAACCCACTGCCACCTACGCCCGATGTATGCTGCCGGATAATAGAATTCTGGCTGCTCCCTCAGTTGGTTCCCATTAAACGTGATCCGCTTATGATCTACGCCATAGGTAATAAATGCCTGGTACATCCTGCGGACTTCCCGACTAATCAGCCATCCCTGCTTTATTTTCCAGCCGTCACGCTCATCAAGTAGAGCTGCGCGGCCTTGAGTGTAGTTCACTTGGCTCATGTCGCCGGTTAGCGAGTGATGTGCCACCCCCAAACCAACAGAGATGCCCCTGAGATGCGCTGAAACGAACTCCCCGAACTGTTGATGCGGATAATCGGGATTCCATGACGATATTTTGACACCTTGTGGGAGTTGTTCAAATGCTCCAGGCTCGGCATCCATAATCAGATTTCCTTTTCCGTCATCCTCGCCAGCATATTGACCATCACCCTCAGTCTCAAAGAATCCCATCTTGGACGCGCCGATGCGGGCCGCGATAATTGCCGCCTCTTCGTATCCACCCAGATCTTTCAGTCTACCGAGCGAGGTAGCCACCCAAGGGATGCCGCGCTTCTGTCCAATCCATTCTGTTAGGTAGATATGCCAGATATTCTCAGCAGATACACGCTTAAGCTCTTGCCCTGCCCTGTATCCGCCTGAGATGGTGGATGTCATAAAGTAATAAGCGACCGGACTGCCTGAATCGCTGAACTCTACGCCATTGATGATATTTTTATTCGGGTCATAGTAGTTATGCGGGCATAGCGAGGCATCGACCAGCGAAAACGTAACGCCGTATTTGTGAGCCGCGCTGATATTCGGAACAACGAATACTTCACCATCAATCCCGCACGCTTGGATTATAGTTTGTTCAAATTCGGCCCTTGAAGATCCATTGCCATCAACATTCTGCGAGAAGTCCGCCCATGATGTCTCAATGAGCCTCTGAACGGCTCGATCTGGATTGCCATTGCGATCTTTGACGATAGATTGAACCGATACGCCGTTTTCACCGACTATATTTGTCTGCGATAGCTTAATAAATCGCCTTACATAGTCATTGTTGGCGTACTGCTCTCGGCTTCTGGCGACCAATTTGGACAGATCTTCATGGATTGCTTGGTCAATAGAGACAATTGACTTACCCCAAGCCGACCAGTATTCCTCTGTCTTTGCTGCGTTATACAATCGCATCTTAACTTTGTCCGCATATCTACGGATTTTTGCTACCGCTTTGCTCTTAAAAGGCCACATTAACGCATCCTCACTACAATATTTTTGCCAGTACCAAGACCTTTGGCGATCTTCTCGGCATCCTCTTCACGTTTAACGTCTATTCTGTACTTATCCCTGAATGCAAGCAGATCGGTGATATTCATTCTGCTCAAGCTGCGACCGGCGATTGAGTACGACTCTTGATCTTTGGTTGCTCGATTCTCAATAACTGCTTCGATAGCGTCCAAGGTGGTTTTTGCGTGACTTCTTGGGTCTGCTACGCTAATCGCTGGATCTGGCTTAACCGTGAGTGTGCCGGCCCCAACCCTGACCCTTTCGGAATCCGCATCGCGGGTCATTAGCGCCGACCACGAATAGTCGCCCGCCGTGTATGCGGCTGTTGTAGCCGATGCCACTTCAATCAGATACTCGCCGCTGCTTAATGTTGCCGTGAGTGTGATCGGAGTGCCGCCACCGTCAATGGTTAGTTCATAGGTTAGCGTGAAGCCTGCGCCGTACTCGGTCAGGTCTGTCCGCTTCCATACCCATCTGTCGCCAGCGACTAGAACCTCTGGCTCTGTAGTTGGATAGTTGCTGCTGTCGAATTCGTTAGACATTAAGCCCACCTAATATTTTGTAAGTCATTGATTTCATTAGATATCTTCACCCCACTCAAAAATCGCAGTACTATTTGCCGTCGATGCAAACCCCTCAATAAATAGCATGTCACCGTGTATCAAATGAAAGTCTATTGTCTCATCAGCTGGATTGGTTATTTGTTCCAATGATGAAGGGCCAACAGGGAACTTTAATATAAGCCGCATCTTCGATGTGTCATAGCTGGTTATTGAATCAGGGGTCTCGACATAACTACCGCTACCATTTGCCGACCATCCTGTTGACGTTATAGCCGCTGGATCTCTTGCTAGATACATGGCGAAAGTGGCCTTTTTATCACAGAACGCGCTAACTCTAGCTAATCGTATGTCTCGGGTATTCACTCTGCCGCCTATTAATTCAGGATTTCTTATCGCAATGATCGCACTGCCGGTTCCGGTTGTTGCTATATCCTCAGCAATAGCAGAACCATACTGCTCGCGGTTCAATTCACCGCCCTCTGAGGTGATATCCACACACCCACAATATATTGTTACATCTTCGGTTTTCTTTGTGCTTTGAAATAAAATTGGCAAAGCAGGGTTTGACACGGTTATAGCGTCAAGCGTACCAAGTAGCGCCATATGATGAATGGTTGTTCCCTTGTTGGTTGATACAAAAAACGCAATATCCCCGACTCCGCGCCTACTGCGTAAAGAGTGCCTGACTCAAGCCGAAAAAATATCCCGTCCTCTTCCGTTGCCATCCCCCAATCTCTAATCCCATCCGCTCCTGGATCTGGCAGGATTATTGATGAGCTGTATAGATGGCCTCTGTTTGGCTGATAGCGGGGATGTCTCCGAGAAAAAACTATGGTGTTATTGCCTTGGGATATAACCTTGAGCATCCCGTCCTCAGATGTTGCGCCGGTTGACGCCAAGGTAAAAACCTCAACGCCATTCTCTATAGCGAGCCATACTGATGGTGGGACATCATAAGTGAATACCCCATGTACCAGCGAGTGATTAAGGGATACTTTATCAACGCCCCATGCATCAACGTCTGGAAGCCTTAAATCAATGAATGGAGGTTGCATTTATTCTCACATATACGCCAATATTTTAAGCTATTTTCTACCGTTGGCAGTTATTTGTCAATATTTTGACACGAATCCTGATTTTCTTCGCCGCTTTGGTTGTGGTACAGGTTTACGATGTGCCGGCATATTGACAATTGGATCGGCTTCTACAGGCTCGGGAGATCTCTTTTCTTTCAGCGCATCCCAATCAGGATTCAATGCCACCATTGCAGCATAGGCATAGACAAAACAATCCAGCGCCTCGTTTCTGTCGCGGGTCTTAACGAACTCGATGCGGTCAAATCCTTTTGACTTCTTAACCACCATCTTTTCAGCGGTCAATTGTCGATACCACTCTTCATCCAGTGAGGAAGAGAAATGAATCATCTCTCCAGGCTTCTTAATCATATGGAGCAATGCCCGTTTGACAGGGTCAATACCGACCTTGACCAGCATGGCCCGTTGCGCTCCCGCCTGTCTCGGCTTCGATACGATCTCCTTTGCACCTGACTCACCTTTGATCGGGAACACTCTGCGGCCATGCCTCGCCTTTGTGAACTTGTAGACATGGTTGGTGAGATAGCCTGAGTCAATAAACGCCTGCGCGATTGGCATACCCGAGAATCTACCCTTGAGGTGGGTATCAACCTCGCCCCAAACGTGCGGCATCTCCGGTTCACCGTAAAACACGACATGCTCTATCGGGTATGGAACCCCATGCTCTGCCCATCCTACCGCCTGTAACTCTATGCGGTCTTTCTGGACATCAGCCCCAAGCGTTACCATCAATATCTCTTCTGGCAATGAGTCTCTGTCAAAGTTTTCAGCGTAGGCCATCAAGCCTTCGGGATCGCCTTGCTCTCCTTCCTCTTCCCATGTTTCACCAAGAGAAGTATTAACCCAAGTCTTTAGCGCCTCAGGATTGCTCTTTGCCTCAAGGAAATCATCGACTATCTCAGCCCATTTGCGCCAGGGTGAGTACAATTCGTTCAAATGGAAGCCCGCAACCTTGCCGGTTTCACCCTCTGCTATCCATTCGCCAGCATTGAGCATTGCCATTTTGCTTGCTTCATTGATGACTGAGCCGCAATCCTCGCATACATAGGACGGATCAATGCTGCGATCTTTAGAATCAAACTGAATCCCCGCCCACTTAAGTGGCTGTTTTGTGCCACAATGCGGGCATGGGACATAATAACGGCGCTTATCGCTGTCCTCGTAAGCCATTTCTATACGACTCACCCCCTTTATCGTGGGCGTGGAGGTAAGCATTATCTTACGATTATAGAATGTGGTTGTCCTTTTCTTGGCGAGGTTGACGGGATCGCCCTCAGTCCCCGCCGATGCAGGGTATCGATCTACCTCATCACATAGGACGATTCTTACAGGGCGTGATGCCAGCGATGCGGGAGAGTTTGCCCCCGCCATTGTGATGTGACCGCCCGGGAAATTCTTTTTCAATAAGGTGTTGCCAGAGTCTCTGGCTCTCGGGTCTTTGATCTTGTCGGTCAGCCCTGGAGTGTCGCGGATCATCGGGGCCAATCTATCCTTTGAGAATGTCTCTGCCATTTGCAGGGTTGGTTGTAGCAGCAGCATCGGCGAGGGATCGTGATGGACGTAGAACCCAATCGCATTGAGTAGGAATTCTGTTTTCCCGACCTGCGCCGATGACATGATCACAATTGTCTCTATGCTTTTGTCATTCAGCGCATCCATGATCCCGCGCTGGTATGGGGCGCGACTTGTCCGCCATTGCCCAGGCTCGGCGCTGGCCTCGGCTGATAGTCTGCGCTCTGTGTCTGCCCATTCCGATACGGTCAGCTTTGGTGGTGGCTTGAGGTTTGCGGCTCTGACCTCGTTGATAGCTCGCCTTAAGTTATCCGACATAGGCCGCCAACTCTGTCAGGGCTTCGCGGATCTCCCCGTCTATCATATCGCATTGATCTTGGGTTAGCTCTCCGATTAATCTTGCTGTGATATTGAGTAGCTTGGCGCGGCAGTTTGCGTAGTCCTGCCCAACAGTATCGGCCACCGATTCAATCTCGACCAGCTCGCCTTTTTGCACAGCAAGCTCCAGCTCGGCCATAGATGCCTCGGCTGCGGTCTTTCTTCGCCTAGCTTCATCGAAATCCATGTCGCGTGAATCGCCAATAGCATTGACCATCGCCTGCTGCTCTCGCCAACGGGATATGTCGGCAGTATTAAGCAGCCATTGTTTTCCAGCGCCACCCATCTCTATAAATGGCGCTCCTTTTTTCATCCAGGCATTGACTGTCGGGAGTGTTACCCCGAAGGTTTCAGCCAACCCCGCCTTATTAACTTCTATGCCATTACTCATAAACAATATCTATATGCTGAAATTCTGTCTCTAAAAAAACACCGCAATCTTTTATATCACC